CTAAACTAGAAAAAATTGAAGAAAAAATATTTGATGCTAGAGACAAAAAATACAGGCAGAAAAAAAACTGGAATTTCTCTGACTGGATATGTACTCAATACATGACTAAATTGAGTCTTGAATGGGAACAAGCTAAAAAAGAGCAAGAAGAAAAAACAGGGGTTAGAGTCGATTATAATTTTGGCGATTTACTCTGTTAATAAAAATAATTAAAAGTTTTTCTAGGTTTTTTGAAAAAACTATATTAATATCAGTTATCAAATAAATAACAATCATGGAGATGATAAAATGAAACAATATTTAAACAATTACAATTCAACACATTATACAGCAATTTCTGGTAAGAAATTTTTTCAAATTAAAAAAGGCGATCAAGTTCAAATCAGAGATTTGCATAAATTAGATTCAGATCAATTTGTAACAGTATTTTATGCAGATAGAGTTAGACTTAGTTATATTAAAGAAGGTTTTGAATGTAATGTAAATTTAGATAAAGTTTATAGAGTTATAAGGAAAGGAAAAACAAGCACAGTTAGAGCGACATTTCCATGTAACTGGTGTGAAGCTGATCTGATCCCTTATAAAATAACTGGTAACATTGTTAGAGTTTATGATATGCAGTTAAAAATCAAATGGACACAGTTTGAAGATGGAAAATACTTTGAAGCATACAGATCTTATGATGGTAAAAAATACGATCAGTATCGCATGGTAGAAGGATTTGTAAGTGAGAATGGATGGACAGAGGCTATGGATGAAGGAAGGTACACCACTAGAGAATCTAACTTCTGGGCGGATGCTATGGTAAGGGTAATAGCTAATATATATTAATTTTGTAGTACGCTAAGTACAACAATACTTTAACTTATAAGCAATTAAGCCACTATTTTGTAGTGGTTTTTTTGTATATATAGAGGGGCGATCTTCCCTCACTCGTTCAAAAAAGATACTAAATGATGAAAAGGGCGATAGAATGGAAATAGATCATAGGTTTGTCGGCAAACCAAAAAACTATGAAAACAAACACTCCAGATACAGAGGGAAATACGCTCAATGTTGAGTTAGTAGGTATTAAGAACCTAAAAACTACTCACAACTGGAGATTAGAATTTGATGTTTATGAAATTGATTCAAGTGAAGTAAAACATTTAATGGATAAACTTAATAAGCCTTTAATGATGGCTTTAGTTCCTATAGATGAATAAAGAAACGCCCAACAAACGTTCTAACCATAAAGAAAATGGCGATTTTGCCAAAGGGAATACACTTGGCAATAGATGGAAAAAAGGCGAGTCTGGGAACCCAAATGGAAGGCGAAATGCTTATACTGATTTAATCAAAGATTTTAGCTTTACAAAGGTAGGCGATAAAGAAAGAAGAAATATCATTGTTAGTAAGTTATTCCAGTTAGCAGAACGAGGGGATCTAAATAGCATAAAGTTTATAGTAGAAAGGTTAGAGGGTAAGAGTAAAGAAACTAGGGAAGTCACTCACAAGAACGAACCTATACAAATAATGAATATTGACTGATTGGACTTTAGACACCAAACGAAGGGAGATCATCAAACACCCAGCCAAGAGAAAAGTCTTAGTAGCTGGGCGAAGGTTTGGGAAGTCTTATTTAAGTTTAATGTGGTTACTATCTCGGAAGATAGAACCTAATGAAAGAAGATGGATTATTACACCTACCTACAGGCAAGGTAAGACAACAACATGGAAACTATTAAGGACTATATTCAGAGATTATGATGCACAAGTTAATGAATCTGAATTACTGGTCAAACTTCCTAATGGAGCAGAGATTGCAATTAAAGGATCAGAGCAAGAAAATAATCTTAGAGGTGCTGGGATTGATATGGTATGTATGGAAGAGTATAGTTATATCAAACCTCATGTCTGGGAAGAAATCATCTATCCTATGCTTACAACAACAGATGGGGATGCTTTGTTTATAGGTACACCTAATGGTTACGATCATCTATATGATGCCTATATGCTAGGACAAGGCAAGAGTATTGACTGGAAGTCTTGGCAGTTTACAACTGTAGATGGTGGCTTTGTACCAGAAAAAGAAATAGAGAAAGCTAAGTCAATGATGGATGAAAGGGCTTTTAGAACAGAGTTTTTAGCCTCGTTTGAAACAACAGGCAATAGGGCAGCGTATAACTTTGATAGGCAGATCCATGTAAAACAAACAGATCAAAGGACTAGCAGATTAGCATGGGGAATTGACTTCAATGTCGATTACATGAGTGCAGTTCTTATTATGGAATTTACTAACTCAATCCATTATCTTAATGAGATTAGACTTACCAATTCTAATACAGAAGAAATAGCAAAGGAGATGAAGAAACTTGCTCCAAATATTCCTGTTTATCCAGATGCCGCTGGTAGAGCCAGATCAACTACAAGTAATCGTTCTGATCATCAAATTTTAAGAGATCATGGCTTTCATATTATAGCTAAGAAAGCTAATCCACCTGTAATTGATAGGTTAAACGCTTTGAATAGAATGTTAAAAGATGCTAATGGTAGAGTCAGAATGACTGTAGATCCTAAATGTGTTTATTTAATAAAAGATTTAGAACAGGTACAAAGAACCAGAGATGGTAAGATTGATAAAAGTGATATAAAACTTACTCACATGATGGATGCTTGTTCTTATTACATATCGTATAAGTACCCAGTAGTCAAAAGAGAAGCGGTGAGTTACGAATGGTAATGTTTATAATGGGCGTATTAGTTGGATTTTTGGGAGCATTAATTGGTCTGCATCTATATGGTTTATATCTGGATAAAGAACATAAAGATAGAAAGCGAAGAATAATGGCAGATATGATGATTAACCAGAATAGGGCTGTTAGCTAATGAATTATTATGATATGATTACAATCCCAGACTTAGGGAAGAAAGCAGTATTTGAATCTATAAAAAACGCAGAAGATATTATATTCCAGCAAGAGTATAAACAAAGGCAAATGTCACTAGACTTCTATTATAATAAAGGCGTAGATGGTTATGTACAGGAATACTTTAGTGGTGCATCGTTAAGTCAGATCCCTACATTACCATTAGGTAAAGTAGTATCAAGATTCGCTAGAGCCAGAATGATGTTATACAAGAATCCAGCTAAAAGATTTATAGGCGGAGAAATTGCAGAAGAATATCTAACCTATACTCATCATCTTAATTCACAAAGTAGATTAGCAAGTGAGTTAGCTTGGTTACTGGGAACGATCCATGTCAAGAGCGTATGGAATAACAGGATGCAGAAAATACAGTATCATATCTTGCCGAATGTTAGAGAATACTACTATGAGGGTGAGTTAGAGCCTTATGGCTACAGCTATGAACGAGGCACGAATATTAAAGGTGATAGGGAGTTTGTATTCTGGTCAGAAGATAGAGAAGGTGAACAAGGGATGCACTTCTTATTTGATATTAATGGAAGGATCTATCCACTAGAAGGCAATCCAGAAATGATAAATCCTTATTCTCTTAACCCAATAAGTAGAATAGAGTTCCCTTATGATGCTCAAGACGTTACTATGGCTTCACTACATTGTAGCATCGCATTTACAGAGGTTATGTTAGCTACTCGTTATCAGATGGGATCTCCTGTAGTTACTGGACTAGATGAGGCTGTTCCTAATTTAAAATGGGGAGTAGATAGATTAATATCACTTCCAGAAGGTGCATCGATGAACTTTGTTTCACCGCCTTCTAATATCCCTAGCATGATTGAATCGGTTAAGCAGCTATTAAACATCACAGGACAAAACCATGCTCTTGCAGTTAGATGGGGTGAGCAAGGACAAGTCCCAAGCGGTCAAGCCTTAAAGATTTTAAACATGGAGAACTTAGAGAACAGGGAATCAGATATACCTATGTTTGTAGACTTCGAGAATAGTCGCTATTCGATAGATCGTAAAGTTATTGAAGTTCATACTGGTAAAGTATTTGATGAGTCTTATTCGGTTGATTTTAGTGAGTCAGAATATCCAGAAGATTGGTCAAAAGAAAAAGATCGCCTTACTTTTATGATGGATAATGGATTGATGAGTCAGAAAGATTTATTAAGGCATTTCAATCCAGATATTTCAGATTCTGAATTAGAAGAAAAACTTTCTACAATACAGGAAGAAACTCCAGAACCAGAAGCATCAGCTTCACCATTACTATCGGCTTTAAGACGTGACTAAAGATCAAATAGCAGAACAATTCGCAGACTCGCTAGAGAAAGCACAACTGGCTATGGTTAATGAAATCCTAGCCCTTAAAGATTCTATGCTTAGGGATGAGTTTATGTCTTTAATGTCTAGTATAGATGTAAGGGATTATGTATTAAATCAAATAGGATTACAAAAAGACATAGACATATTAATGTCGCAGTATGAAAGCGTTTTACTAGGCATGGAGTTTACTGGAGCAGTTACAGAAGAAACTTTATTATCATTAGTTAAATTAGATAGAGCAACCTTTATAAGCCAGATTAATACAATGGGTGAGAAAGTAGTGGATGAAGCTATTAAGGGAGTCGTAGGAAATAAAACTACAGCCCAGATAACAGAATCAATACTAAGTGGATCTGGTGGAGTGCTAAGAAAAGATCAAGCCAAGACATTAGCTAATACTGCTTTAAATACATTTGAAAGAACTGTCACGAGTGAGATGGCTAGATTTGATACAGAAGATGCGACCTATGTATATCAAGGGATTATAGATGATAAGACCAGAGATATATGCCTAGAGATGATGTCTGCTGGAGCATTGACTAGATCAGAAATAGATAGTAGATATGCTGGAGCATTTATTGATGGCGGTGGCTTTAATTGTAGGCATAGATGGGCTAGAGAAACATCAGTATCTAGGAAGCTAACAGATCCAAAAGATGCAGTTAAGCAGATTGAAAAGAAAGGTGGATTTAAAAAGACACCATTAACACCTCAACAACAATTAGAACAGAATGGCTAATCTAGGTAAGATACCAGAATTTAAAAGAAATTTTTGGAAAGCAATAGGAGATGAGGTTGCTGATAGGATTAGAGTGCATACTACTAAGGGCGGTAAGGATGTATTTAATAAAAACTTTAAACAATACTCAAAAGGTTACGCTGAAAGAAAGCCTAAAATAGTCAGAGGTGGACAGAACTTTGGATCTAAGGTTAATCTACAACTATCTGGCGATATGATGAGAAACCTACAAACTAGAGGCTTCACAAATGATTCTGTAGTTATTGGCTGGTCTGGTGCAGAAGCCCAGAAGATAGGTTGGAACTCTGAAATGGGAAGATCAGTCACTACTAGAACAAAGCCAGTAAGTGATGGAGTATTAAGATTTGTTTTAAAAGAAATTGATAGGCAGATAGAGAAGAACATTAAAAAACAAACTTCTAAGCCTATTAATTATAAAATAGGTAAATAAAGAAAGGACTCTGATATGAGCGAAGAAACAGTACAAGATAGCGTACAAGATAAGACGATAAGTCAAGAAGGTTCACTTAATGATCGTGAAAGTGAATTACTGCGAGAAATCATGCAAAAGAAAGAACGATTACAGAAAGCTGAATCAAGAGCAGCAGAACTAGAAAAGAAGTTTGAAGAAGATAAACAGGCACAACTAGCAAAAAATCAAGAATGGCAAAAGCTATATGAAGATAGTAAAACTAAACTTGATGCTGTGATGCCAGAGTTAGAATCTTATAAAGCTAGGGATGTAGCAGAAAAAGATAAAATGCTTTCAGACTTTCCAGAAGAAGATAGGGAAGTTTTTAAGGAAATGAACTACAGTCAATTAAAGGTGGTTCATAATAAATTAATTTCAAAACCAAATAATGTACCGAATGTGGATTCCGCTCCAGCCTCGGCTTATCAAGGGTATGCCTCACTTAAAGAAGCTGCTCAAGATAAAGCCTCTGGAAAGATAAATGGTTCGACCTATGAGAAAATCAAAGAAGCCTTTACATCTAAGTTCAATTAATCATAATCCTACTACTGGGATGAATACTGGAAGCGTAGCTAGTGCTGTTACTAAAGATGGTGAGCATATCTATGTTTCTAATGGTGAAAAGATCCCTTATGAGGATGGATTTAGAATTTCTGTAGGTCAAGAGAAAGTTCCACTATGTAAGGAAATGGTCTCAACCTTTAATCATATATCTCAAGAAAAATGGGATTCAATATTCGGCAAAAAGGAGTAAAAAATGGCAGCTGGTGATAGCGGATTATTTGCTGGTGGTTTATTAGAAGTAATAGAATCAGAAGCAATAATCAAATTTTCAGAAGCAAATGTGACTATGCCTTTGGTAACTGTAAAAGGACATCCAAAAGCAGACCAAGTAACATTCATAGCTTATAACACAGGATCAAATACCTTAACAAGTGCAGATGTAGCAGCAACAGCAGAAAATACTGTTACGCCTTCTACAAGTCTAAATACAGATAAGAAAACTGCAACGCTAGATATGTATTCAGTAATGATACCTATGTATGATGAGGCTCAATTATCTAATGCAGATGATATAGCTACTAATGTAGGTGCATTAGTCGGTAATGCTATGGCAGCAAAAGCTGATGCGTTGTTGAACGCTCTTATGGACGGATTTAGTAATGCAGTTGGTGCAGCAGATGCAGCCCTTACTGTTGATAGTTTATTTGCAGCCTTATCAAACTTAAAGCAGAATTCTTCGATCGGTCAGCCACAAGCTGTATTAGATCCTAGACAAATCTGGGGAACTTATGGAGTTCATAATGACCTAGTAACTGCTGCACAGTTTGCTGGTTCTGGCGTACAGGATGAAGGTGCAAGAACTGGATTTGTAAGTCAAATTGCTGGTATTAATATCCATTCCTCACCAGAGTTTACAGCTGCATCAAGTGCTGTTAAAGGCGGTGTATTTGTACAAGGTGCGATCGGTATGGGTTATGCTGGTGAAATGATTAGAACAGAAGTCTATCGTGAAGGTTCATATCTTCGTGATAACATCATTGGCTCTGGTTTCTGGGGAGTTACAGAAATCGTAGATGGCTGGGGTGTTGAAGTTCTAAGTCAAGTAGCTTAATCTAAGATAAAAAAAATAGGGCGGTTCATTCCGCCCTGTTTTAATAGGAAAATATTATGGCAGTAGGCACAAAGAAAAGTTTTAATGGATTATTAAGGGAGTATTTTAGCGATGTAGCTGGGATCACATCTGGATCTAAGAGTCTTAACGATTCTGTTAGATTAGGATTACAGGCATTAGGTTATTCTGGATCAATAAATAATATGTTAAAACAATGGGCTAACAGTCAAGGCGGTGCTGGTACAAGTATTAATACAGCACTAAGAAAAGCCTTTGCAGATATGCAAGGTGAAACAGGAGTTTCAATCGGTGGAATGGCTGATGAGTATCTAGGCAATATAAACTGGAACTCTATACTAACAAAATTTGAAGATGAAGATCGTAAATGGAACTTCATTGATTAAACCATACAGAAATGCTGTATAAATAATCTCATGGAAAGG